GACCGAGGACGAGGCCGCGCTGGCGCAGACCTACATGGAACTGGCGACCAGCTACATGGTGTCGGCCGGTGTGGGCGAGGACGATGCCATCGCGGCCGTGGATGCCGGCGACAACGACGCGGCGCAGCGCGTGGCGGACTTCATCCTGAGCGAAGGTCTGACCGGCGACGAGATCGACGGGTTCGCCTTCGGTGCCGACGAACAGGAACCGCTGTTCGACAGCGTGCTGATCCTGGACGCGGCGTACAAGATGCGCAACGTCGTCCGCGGCGGCAAGCGCATGCGCGTGGCCAAGCGTGTGAGCGGCAGCGTTCGGCTGTCCGGCGCACAGCGGATCGCGCTGAAGAAGGCGCGCATGCGCTCGTTCTCGGCCGGCGCGAAGATGAAGCGGCTGAAGTCGATGCAGATGCGCGGCCGGCTCGGCATGAAGTCGGGCGTCTGACGCCGGTCGCATGGCGCTGCTGAAGTCGGACTGGGGGAGCCTGTCTCCCCACCTCATGGCCACCTGGTTCCCCGTGAAGATGCAGCAGGACGGGAACACCCGGTCCTTCCGCGCCTTCGGGGACACGCAGGTGATGGCGCCGATCACCGATGCCAACCTGGAGCAGACCCAGAACTGGACCAGCCCCTTCGAGAACATGACGGCAGACAGCGGCATGTCGACCTTCTCGGCGATGCTGCAGGTCGGCGGCTTCGGCGCGATCCTGAACGCGCTGCAGAAGCACGTCCCGAATGGATCGGCGGCGGACAGTGCGCTCAGTGCGGCGCAGGAGCAGGCCAACAGCCTGACCGGTTCGACCTCGATCACCAAGCTGAACAGCACCCAGATCTACAACGGCAGTCCGCCGCTGAAGATCACGCTCACGGCGCATTTCCGGGCGCTGCGAGACCCGGTCAAGGAGGTCAAGAAGCCGGTGAACCAGCTCATGGAATGGTCCATGGCCGACTACCTGGCGCCAGATGGCTTCCTGACGAACTTGATCGAATCGGGGAATGCGGTGCGGTCGGTCTACCCGAGCCGGGCGCCCAGCATCATCGGCATGATCTTCCGTGGCTGCTTCTACATGCCGATGGTGATCGAGTCCATGAGCAAGCCCCTTGACCACCCGATCACCACCGACGGCCAGCCCATCGTCACGTCGCTGCAGATGACCCTGGCGAGCCTCACGGCACTCGACCGGAGCGACTGGAAAACCACCACTGGGGGATGATTTGTCAAATACCGAGCATTACGATTACACCGAACTTTCTCTGGCAATGCTCCACAACGAGTGGATGCCGCTTGCCTATGTTCAGAAGACGGCTGAACAGTTCTCAGAACACCCAGATTACTATAAATCTGGAAAGTTCATGGAAGAATCATTTAATAGATTTCCGCGCCTAGTTTCTGAGCTTAAATTCAACGAGTTTTATAGCGCGCTGTATTGCCTACAGAAATATTCAGCAATAAGCATAGCCGATTTCGGGAAGTTGCATGAATTAATGCTTCAGGTGAAGTCGGTGATCGACGGGATTCCTAGATCTGCCGAGGAATTGGTGGGAGCGGCACCGCCGGAAAACGCCACCGTGGGCTGATCTGGCCAGGCGGCAACCTCTGGGGTGCGCGGCTATCTCGACGGAGAGAACCACCGGCAGCCTACCGGCCCGCCGCGCACCTCTTCTCAGGCGATGCAGCAAGGTGCGCATGACAGCAACTCCCCCTCCGGCCAACACTGGGCAGAACGCCAGTGCCCCCTACACCCTGCACCACGGCGACTGTCTCGACGTGCTGCGCGGCATGGCAGACAACAGCGTGGACTCGGTCGTCTGCGACCCGCCCTACGGACTCAGTGACCACAAGCCGGCCGAGGTTCTGGCCTGCCTGAAGGCTTGGATCGCTGGCGAGCCGTACACCCCGAAGGGGAAGGGCTTCATGGGCAAGGGGTGGGACGCCTGGGTGCCCGGCCCCGAGGTCTGGCGGGAGTGCCTGCGCGTGCTCAAGCCGGGCGGGCATCTGCTGGCCTTCGCCGGCACACGCAGCATGGACCTGATGTGCATGTCCGTGCGGCTGGCCGGGTTCGAGTTGCGCGACAGCATCGGCTACGCCCATGACGGCGGCGACCCGACGCAAGCGCCGATCATGGCCTGGGTTTCGGGGTCAGGATTCCCGAAAAGCCTGGACGTGTCGAAGGCGATCGACCGCCATGCCGGGGTTGATCGTGAGGTGGTCGGCGAGATTCCAGACCGCTGGACTGGCAAGGGGAATGCCCTGAACTTCTCGACCGATCGGCCTCAGGACAGTGTGCGGGTGCTTGGCGGCCCGGCCACCGACGCCGCGAAGCAATGGCAAGGCTGGGGAACGGCTCTAAAGCCGGCCTTAGAAACGGTTACTTTTGCTTCAAAGCCGTACACACGGGAGCAGGAACGGGATATAATTCTATCTAACCTAATTAGATTGGAGTCCCGTTTATGGTTGCTGTCATCTGCGAGTGCTGCGGAAAAGAATTCAACGTCAAGCCAAAACGAGTACGTCGCGGCGTGCGCTATTGCTCAATGGAGTGCCGACGAAATCACCAGTACACGGGCCGCTTTGTGCGCTCAGATGGATACGTCGCGGTTCGAGTCGGTGACGAATACCAGCTTGAGCATCGTGTTGTCATGGAGGCGCACATTGGTAGAAAACTGGAGCGATGGGAACACGTCCACCACCGAAACGAAGTCAAGCACGACAATCGACTTGAGAACCTTGAAGTTCTCACTGTCTCAGATCACGCCAAAGAGCATCATCAAGGCGTGCAGCCTTCCAGGTGGGTTCAGTGCGAATGCCTCAACTGCGGAAAGCCACTTCAACGCCTCGCTGTTGTTGTTGCAAAGCATCCGCACACTTTCTGCGACCGCGCCTGCTATATCGCAGGAGCAGCGCGAACACCTGGGCGCGGGCGTAACGCCGAACCTTGATCCGATCATCCTGGCCAGAAAACCACTCATTGGCACCGTTGCGGCCAATGTGCTGGCTCACGGCACTGGCGGACTGCACATCGACGCTTGCCGGGTGCCGACCGATGACAAGCTTGGCGGCGGTGATCAGTCGGCGTCAACCAAGGCAAAGACCGAAGGCTGGGCGCGACCCTGGATGCAGGATGCAGGCGCAAAGGCTGCGCACGCTGACCGCGTGAACGCCAATGTCGAGAAAGCCGAGGCCATGGGCCGCTGGCCGGCCAATCTCTGCCACGACGGAAGTACCGAGGTCGTGGCGCCGTTCCCGGTGACAGGTGCAAGCAAAGCAGGCGGCACATCAAGAAATACGGCATTTGGCCGCATGAATGATGATGGCTGGGTTCCGAAGGACACACCAAGAGGTGGATTTGATGACGCTGGCGGCAGCGCGGCTCGCTATTTCTATTGCGCCAAGGCCAGCAAGCGGGACAGAGGCGATGGCAACACGCATTGCACGGTCAAGCCAACGGCCCTCATGCAATATCTGTGCAGGCTGGTCATGCCACCAGGCGGAGTCGTTCTCGATCCGTTCATGGGCAGCGGATCCACCGGCAAAGCGGCTGCGCGGGAGGGCTTCCGGTTCATCGGCATCGAGCGCGAAGCCGAGTACGTCGCCATCGCCGAGGCTCGCATCAAGGCGGCCCTGGCCAGCACGCCAGCAGCCCCCGCAGCCCCCGAAACCATGCCCCTGTTCGACCAATCCCCCGAAGGCGCCACCGCATGATCACGTTCCCCCTCAAGCGCACCCGCCGCATCGCGGTCGAGATGCGCGAGCTGACCCTGGATGAGGCGGCCAGCGTCTGCCGCATCCCGCACGATCGCCCCGAGCAGGCGACGACGACGTTCCTGCGCGCAGCCTGCGCGAAGGCCACGCGCCCGACTGACCGCTACGTCACGGACCCGCGGCTGTGGACGGTCGAAGAGCGCGCCATGCTGACCTCACACTACATCGGCACCATGTCGCCCGGCGGCTACGACTTCAGCCTGGGCGGCGCGCACCTGTCGGACTACCTGCTGCCCGATCAAGACCTGATCGAAACCGAGATCG